GAACACTGAAGCAACTTTTGTAAGCAGAGCTAAATATCTTCTCTGCCTCTACATGGCTGTGTACACCAAGAGTCCGTTACCACCCACCCCCGATGCCCCATTCTTTGAGAAGGGACACTGGAAGTCGTGGGTACGAACCCGGATGCTGGTATCTACCAAGAACACACACTTGTGGTACTCATTCCTTCAGACGAAGCGCTGCGCTGAACAACTGTCGGAGAGTATGGTGCTTGCTACTTATAAGAAGCATCGTCTTGCTATGGAAAAACTGGATCCGATCACGCCTGACACCAGGAGTCGCGTGATGGCACAGCTGCGACCGTTACTCGCAGAGTTGAGAAATCAATTGAACAAAAGGTATCAAGCCTCCGATCCGGAGGAGATGTTCAAGTCTGATTTGTGGGAGTCAGAGCATGTCGCGTCCATACGCGCATGCTTTGAATTGGGTCGATCTGGAGGAGGACAACTGGGCGCCCTGCTCAGCCTTGTCAACCAGGAGCCACTGCTGGCCCCAATCGACCAACGGGAAGAGTTCGCACATCCAGTGCTAGAGAGAACCACCTTCTTACCCGTGTACTCAGCAGATACTGTTCAGACCTTTGGGTTTGCCCCAACTTACACATTCCCGGCGGGTTCCGCCGAATGGAGTGAGGCGGTGGTACGCCAGGCTGAAAGGGATTGCAAAAAAGATAGACTGGAAGCGACCATCCAAGTCGTTCTGGAACCGTTGAAGGCACGCGTTATCTCGAAAGGGAACGCTGCCCCATACTACCTCGCCAAAGAGTTTCAAAAAGCTCTTCATGGCATCATGAGGCGGTACCCGGTGTTCAGATTGATAGGAAGGAAACTGTGTCCTACAGATCTTTGCGACCTCCGTGATTCCAAAATCTTCGGAGGGGTTGGCGAAATGGGCTTCGCAAGCATTGACTTCGAAGCCGCTACTGACAACCTGTCAGCCAGCCTCTCCAAGGAGATCATGGAGGAGTTGATCCAAGACTTCCCCCAGTGGTGGCGAGACCTCATCCAGAAGTGTCTTGCTCCTCACCATTGCAGTTATCCGAAAGTGGATGGCGAACAGCTGGACGAGGTGGACCAAGCGAATGGGCAACTGATGGGATCCATCGTGTCCTTCCTGATCCTTTGTCTGGCCAACGCCGGTCTCACTCTCCTTGCGACTTCGCAGGAGGACCCACGCCCGTGGACTGCCCGACTCAAGGGTGTCCTCATCAACGGGGATGACAACGGATTCGTGTGCACCAAACGAGTCTATGAGACATTCAGTCGCTTCAGTGCAGAGATTGGGT